TGCACGCTGGTCATTTCTGTGAGGCTGGATATCCAAAAGAGATGTTCAGAAAGTTTGACACAGTATTCTCTGGTCACTTTCATAAGAAGTCAGATGATGGTCATATATACTATCTTGGTAACACCTATCAGATGACTTGGAGTGACCACAACGAAACAAAAGGTTTCCATATTTTTGATACGGCAACCAGAGAACTTGAATATATTCAAAACCCATATACAATATTCGCAAAGATTTACTATGATGACACACAGACCGATTACTCTACAGTTGATGTAGAACAGTATGAAGAAAAGTTTGTAAAGTTAGTTGTAGTCAACAAAAAAGACCTGTATGGTTTTGATAAGTTTCTTGACAGACTTTTGGCTGTAAAAACCCATGAGGTTAAGATTGTTGAAGACTTTTCAGAACTAGACGCATCTAATGTATCAGATGAGATTATAGAAAATGCCCAAGATACTACTACGTTATTAGAACGATACATAGATGAACTGGACGTTGATATAGATAAAAATAGATTGAAGAGTACCATGCGTACTCTTTATCTAGAAGCAAGTGATTTGGAGTTGTAATGAAAGAATTTATTTTTGTAGTAACAATGTGGGGCATCAGCGGTGATGGCACAGAAAATTATATAGGACAGATTGCACTACAACAACCGTTTTCCGAAACGCAGTGTGAAAAACTTATGGATGAAAGTATGTGGAATTCTACATACGAAAACGAATACTATTTTATGAGAGGCCATTGTTTTCCAGCAGAATGCTCTGGCAAGGAGAAGTGTGATTGATTATTTTTAAGTATGCAAGGTGGAAAAACTTTCTTTCCACAGGGAATACGTTTACTGAAATTCAGTTGGACAGAAATCCATCAACACTAATTATAGGAGAGAACGGTGCTGGGAAAAGTACTATTTTGGATGCTTTGTGCTTTGGGTTATTTGGGAAACCGTTTAGACAGATAAGTAAAAATCAACTTATCAACACAGTTAATAACCAAGGCTCAATAGTTGAAATCGAATTTGAAACACAGAATAAAAATGTTAAGGTAGTTCGTGGCATCAAACCAAATAAGTTTGAGATTTGGGTAGATGGTAATATGATAAACCAAAGTGCAAATGCAAGAGATTATCAAAAACACCTAGAACAACAAATCTTAAAACTAAACTATCGTTCCTTTACGCAAGTTGTGATTCTAGGGTCATCAACTTTTATTCCTTTTATGCAGTTAAAGTCCAATGCTAGAAGAGAAGTTGTAGAGGATATTCTTGATATCAAAATATTTTCACTGATGAATTTTATTTTGAAAAGTAAGGTAAAATCTCTAAATGCAGATATCAGTGATAACCAATACCAAGTAGACCTTAACAGAGAAAAGGTAGAGTTACAGGAGAACTACATTGAGGATATTGAACGGAATAAGGACACTCTTTTATCTCAAAAGACAACTCTTAAAGATGGTAATGAAGAGGAAGTATTCTCTCGTAAAGCAGAGGTCACAACGATTACGAAAGAGAACCAGACCCTTCTAGACGCAATGTCTGGTGAGGATGCCGCAGTAGAAAAACGTGATAAACTTAAAGACATTCAGTTTACACTCAAAGATAAACACAACCGTCACGAACAGATGATTGACTTCTTAGAAAAGAATGATGTGTGTCCTACTTGTGAACAGGACATTGATGAGGCCTTTAAAACAAAGGCAATCTCGCAAAGAAGTGAACAGGTCAAGGAATTGTCTGAAGGTCTTATTCAGATGAAAAAGGAGATGGATAAGGCAACTAATAAACTTAAAGAATATAAAGATATCGCAAAGGTTCTTGCAGATAATAATATTAAACTTGCAAAGCTAAATAGTGGTATTACAGAACTTGAGAAGTTTAATGCTACCCTAGCAGAAGAAATACGTCAACTTGAAAGTGGAGATGTTACGAAAACAGACTACGAAAAACTTGACAATCTTAAAAAAATGTGTTATAGTCTAGAGTCAAATAAATTAAAATTAAAAGAGGATATGGTATATTTTGATGTTGCAAGAAACTTGTTACAGGACACTGGTATCAAAACCAAGATTATCAAACAGTATCTTCCTATCATGAACAAACTTATCAACGGTTATCTATCATCTATGGATTTCTTTGTCAACTTTAATATTGATGAAAACTTTAATGAAACAATCAAGTCACGCTTTCGTGATGTATTTTCATACGCAAATTTTTCTGAAGGTGAAAAGATGCGTATTGACCTTGCACTACTCTTTACATGGAGAGCAATTGCAAAGATGAAGAATTCTACGAATACCAATCTACTTATCCTTGATGAGATATTTGATAGTTCGTTGGATGCAACAGGAACAGATGATTTCCTAAAAATATTGAATACGTTTGATAAAGAGAATGTGTTTATCATTTCACACAAACAGGATATGTTGATTGACAAATTTAGAAGTGTGATTAAATTTGAGAAAGTTAAAAACTTTAGTAAGGTGGCTTAGTATGAATCAGAGTGAACGGTTTTATGAATTACTAGAAGATATGAAGACTACTCATAACGCAAAGCGTCATGACTATGCAAGTACAGATGATGTGTTTGCAAACTTCAGAACTTGTGAGATGGCAGGCATTCCAGCATGGAAGGGGTGTTGTGTTCGTATCGGAGACAAGTTTAGTCGTATTATGGGATTTGCAAAGAAAGAAAAGCTAGAGGTCAGGGATGAAAGTATCAAAGACACTTTGATTGATATGGCAAACTATGCTTTGATTGCATTGATTTTGTATGAAGAAGAAGAGGATGAATAATGTCTCTGGCAGTATTGAAAAATCTGTCAGTATACGATGAGTGTTATACACCTAAAGACCAAGTACTTCCTTTACTAGAATATCTGGACAAAGATAAAACTTACTACGAAGCAACAAGTGGGTTATCATCACAGATTGTTGATGGGTTCAAAAAATACGAATATAATATTGTGCCCAGTAATAAAAAAGACTTCTTTACTTGTGGTGTAGATGATGTCTATGATGGTGTGATAACAAATCCACCATACAGCACAAAGGATTTGTTTATTGAGTACTGTTATAAGCTGGGTAAACCTTTTGCACTGTTTCTTCCTGTAGCATCTATGCAAGGGGGTAAACGTGGTCAAATGTTTATGGAACATGGTATGTCTTGTTTAGTCTACAATTACAGGGTAGATTTTACAGGGGGTGGGTCACCACCATTTGGTAATGCTTGGTTCATGTGGGGTTGGGATACAATGCCACCCAATACAATTCGATGGGTAAATAACCCCAAACATCGTAGTAGTACAGATGTTATCACAACATTATCTGGTACGGTAAAGATAGAAAATGAAAAAACAGCAAATTTATCTCAATTTTTTTCATAAAAGTTCTGAAAACATCTTGACTTTGTTGTAAAAACAGGTTATAGTATATACATAATCAAAGAAAACGAGGAGATTAGATTATGGCACATGAACTTGAGATTGTAAACGGAAACGCACAAATGGCATATGTCGGTGACGTTCCATGGCATGGACTTGGTACACAAGTTCCAGCAGACCTAACACCAGAACAATTTATGGTGAAAGCAGGACTTGATTGGACTGTTGAAAAAGAAGATTTGCTTACCACAAGTGGTATCAAAATCAAAAACAAACAGGCACTTGTAAGGTCAAGTGATGGTTCTATTCTGGACGTTGTTGGAAAGGGTTGGAATCCTGTACAGAATTCAGAAGCATTTAACTTCTTTGATGAGTATGTAAATGCTGGTGACATGGAAATGCACACCGCTGGTTCTCTAAAAGATGGTCAGATGGTTTGGGCTCTTGCAAAAACCAAAGACAGTTTTGAGTTGTTCAATGGTGACCAAACAGATAACTATTTTCTGTTCACCAATCCACACCAGTTTGGTAAAGCGATTAACATTCGTATGACACCAATTCGTGTGGTATGTAACAACACTCTTACGTTGTCTCTTTCTCAGAATGCAGACCAGATGTTGACTGTGAACCACAGAAAAGCATTTGATGCTTCAGAGGTTAAAGAACAAATGGGTATTGCCCGTGAGAAACTTGACCAGTACAAAACAATGGCAGAGTTTCTTGGTTCAAAACCATACACTGGTGAGAACATTGTTCAGTACTTCAATGAAGTATTTGGTACGCCTGCGAAAGAAAAGGTAGACGGTGTTCTTCCTTTCACTTCCAGAAATGCGAAACTCGCTATGGAGAACTTGCAGACACAACCTGGCGCTAACTTTGCAGAGGGTTCTTTCTGGCAGGCATTCAATACTGTCACTTACATGACAGACCACCTTCAAGGTCGTGAGGGTGACTCACGAATGGTTTCTTCTTGGTACGGACGTAACCGTAAGGTGAAACTGAACGCACTCAATAAGGCACTTGAGTACGCAGAAGCTGCCTAAAATAAAATTTGTGTGGGGGTTGAAATTTGGTTTTCAATCCCCATATAAATATAGACGTAGATGCGAATTATCGGTCTGCGTTTATTAATCTTGCTTAATAAGGAGATAACTATGACTAACTTAAGCACACTTAGAAATGCCCTTCAGGCATTCGATTACAATCACATGACGCCTTATGCTGTGGGCTTCGACAGGCAGTTCGATAGACTGTTTGACTATGTAACCCACCAAGCAGAATCAACAGGATATCCGCCTTATAATATCGAAAAATCTGATGAGTACAATTACACTATTGAAATGGCACTCGCTGGTTTCGGTAAAAAGGATATTGAAGTTGAGTTCGCTGAAGGCTTACTTACTGTTAAATCAGTTAAGGAAAAAGAAGAAAAGGCAACTCTTTACAAAGGTATTTCGCAGAGAAACTTCACTAGAAAGTTTACTCTTGCTGATGATATTGTTGTGAAGGGTGCAAAACTTGATAATGGTATGTTGTCTATCCAGTTGGAAAGAATTGTACCAGAGGAGAAAAAACCTCAAATTATTGAAGTCAAATAAATCTCTTGACAAAGTTGATTTGATTTGATAGTATATGAACAGTGAGAGGGTATACCGCCCTCTCACATTATTATAGGATGAAGCTTGTGAAACTACCACCAAAAATAAACACACCAATTGAATACAAATATTCAGAAGATAAAATTCTGGGTGAACTTAAAATGTACATTGATGGTACATATAACGCACACTATTCTCACAACAAATTTCAAGCAACAGAATTTATCATGGACAGTGGACATGGTGAAGGTTTTTGTATTGGAAATATTCTAAAATATTCCCAACGATATGGAAAAAAAGATGGCAAGAATAGAAAAGACTTGCTAAAAGTGATTCATTATGGTATAATGGCACTTCATAACCACGATATGATGGAGAATTAACTATGTCGTTAGTAAAAGATTCTGACCGTCTTGTAGTTCTTCTTGAGGAAATAAGTTATGCTGAAACACAACTATTACCTCAAGATACTGGTCACATTCATACATCAATTGCATGGATGAAATCAAGAGTAAAATCAATTAAGGAGAAACTAGATAATGAAACTTAGTAATGATACGAAGGAAGTGTTGAAGAATTATTCTACTATCAATGCAAACCTTCTTGTGAGCCCAGGCAATAAAATTGCAACGATGTCACAAATGAAAAATATTGTGTCAACTGCAACCGTGTCTGACACATTTGATACTGACTTTGCAATCTATGACTTGAATGAATTCTTGTCTGCATTGTCACTTTTTAATGACCCAGAACTTACGTTTAATGACCAGAGTGTTAGGATTGCTCAAGGTAGTCAAGACTTGACCTACTTTTATTCTGACCCATCTGTTGTGACAACACCAAAGACAGAAATCAGTATGCCTTCTGTCGATGCATCTTTTACCTTGACAAAAGAAACCTTTAATCAAGTATTGAAGGCTGCAGCAGTTCTTGGTGTGCCTGATATGGTTCTTGATATCGGTAACGATAGTATTATGGACTTGCGTGTAAGTGACCGTAAGAACGATACTTCAAATAGTTTCAGTATTGAGGTTGGTGAAGAAAGTCCAGCAAGAGGTAAAAAATTCTACTTCAAAGTAGAAAATCTAAAACTATTATCTGGTGACTATGAAGTGGAAGTATCTGAAAAAGGTATCTCTCGTTTCAAGAACGTCAACAAGGATGTTGAATACTATATAGCACTAGAGACTGCTTAATATGAATGAGATATTATGGGTAGAGAAGTATCGTCCTCAATCTATTGACGATTGTATACTTCCAAGTGAATTAAAGCAGACTTTTCAACAGTTCGTAAATACTAAAGAGATACCAAACCTACTATTATCTGGTACTGCTGGTGTTGGTAAAACCACCGTTGCAAAGGCAATGTTGGAACAACTAGGTTGCACCTACATGATGATAAATGGTTCAGAAGAATCTGGTATTGACACTTTACGAACTAAAATTAAAAACTTTGCGAGTACCGTTTCTATGGATGGTAATCGTAAATATGTTATTCTAGATGAGGCAGATTATTTAAATCCACAATCCACACAGCCTGCGTTGCGTGGTTTTATTGAAGAGTTCAGTAAGAACTGTGGATTCATTCTAACCTGTAATTTTAGAAATCGTATAATAGAACCACTGCATAGTCGATGTTCAACTGTTGAGTTTCGTATTCCAAATGAAGAGAAACCATATCTTGCAAGTGATTTTATGAAACGTGTTGAACATATTTTGGAGACAGAAAATGTTAAAACAAATGAAAAAGTTGTGGCAGAAGTTATATTCAAATTCTTTCCAGATTGGAGAAGATGTCTTAACGAACTACAACGATACTCTGTATCTGGTTCAATTGACGCTGGAATCCTCGTCAATCTATCAGACACTAGTATCAAAGAGCTCGTATCATTTGTTAAGGATAAAAACTTCAAAGGTTGTAGAGAGTGGGTTGTTCATAATCTGGACAATGACCCTCATAGGATATATCGTAGGATTTATGATAGTTTATCTGGTAACGTACCAGATGGCGCTATTCCTCACTGTGTTCTCATACTTGGGAATTATTCTTATAAGTCTGCCTTTGTTGCTGACCAAGAAATTAATCTCTTGGCTTGCCTCACAGAGATGATGATAGAAGTTCCTTTCAAATGAGTTATGAACTAAAAAAATATATTAAGACTATCAATAAGACAAAAGAAAATCTTATGGAAGGGGAAGATGAAATGTGGGAAAAGAAGTATCCTGCTTTCATTATCAACAAATGTCTTGCCCCTACAGGTATGAAAGAATGTCTTCTTGTTAATGAGTTAAATACACTGCACCATCTTGATAATAAGTTACAATATGACTTTTTACTAAATAGTCTTAGGAGCATGGATAGATTTGCTCCTTGGATGAAGGCGAAAAAGTCTAAGAACTTAGAGTATGTAAAAGAATATTTCGGTTACAGTAATCAAAAAGCGAAAGCCGCTCTAGATGTTTTAGATGATGAACAAATCGCCCTTATAAAAAGTAGATTGAATAAAGGTGGAAAAAATGAATGAAACATCGTGGAGTCCAGAGGAGATGTTGGAAGTACGTCTGAATGAACCAGACGATTTTCTAAAGGTAAGAGAAACCTTATCTCGCATTGGAGTTGCTTCTCGCAAAGATAAAACACTCTTTCAATCTTGCCATATTTTACACAAACAGGGCAAATACTACATTGTACATTTTAAAGAATTATTTGCATTAGACGGTAAAGATACTAACCTGTCTGAAAATGATATTGCAAGAAGAAATACAATCGCTAATCTATTATCTGATTGGGGATTAGTAGATGTTGTGGGAACAACTAAGATTGAGGCAGCACCCTTGTCTCAGATAAAGGTAATTAGTTTCAAGGAAAAGGGTGATTGGAGACTTGAAACTAAATACAATATAGGGAAAAAGAAAGAAGGTGAATAATAATGAAACCAGGCGAATACATTATGGCCGCTGCAAAGAAACAGGCGGAAGGAGAAATAGCCGTACATATTGCAAACATTAAGGTATATCAGACTATGCCCGCTGGCATCGGAGAACACTCTGATGTCACTGAAGCAGTCATTGAAGAGTTAGACAAACTCGCTGCAGCTGATGATAGACTAGAAATGATTAACAAATATTTCAAGGATGACCAACCTACCCTTTTTACTTGACATTCACACACTAAGGTGATATAACTATATTATGAGATTTTACACTAATGTTGTCCAGTGGGGCAACCAAATCCTTGTAAGAGAATACAAAAACGGTGAGCGACTTAATCACAAAGTTAAGTACTCACCGACTTTGTTTGTTCCTGTCCAAAA